CTACAGCAGAAAATTTAGGAGGTTTAGAAGTTATTATTGCTTTAAATTGTTCAATTGCAGAATATAACCTATCTACGGGCATACTTGATTGATTTCTTGATTGTAAAGCGTCTAATTCGTCTGGACTAAAATGGTTTCCTAAATAAAAGTCTATATCATTACGAGCATCATTATCCCACTCTTTTCGTGCCTCAGTCCACCTTCTGTATAAAGTTTTTATGTCTTTTACTGTATTAGTTTCTTTTATCATGCCTAATAATATAAAAAACTATTTGTATAAAAACCAACAATATATTACATTCTTTGTCCTGTTATCCAATTATATAGCTTTTTCTTTGATGTCCAGACACCATTCTGCTTAACTTTTTTCTTTTTTCCAGCCTTTGGGTTCCCTTTAGCATATTGTGTTGCAAGCCAGAAAGCGTCAATGCAGTCATCGTGAGAACCTTTAGGAAAGTCTAGCAACTCTCCAATAAATTCATGCATATTCTTTTTTAGATGTACAGCTCCCGCTTTGAACATTGGCTGTAAACCTTCAAATAGTCTGTCTTTCTTTTTTTGCTGTCCATATCCTTTTATACCTTGTTCTATACCTGGGAGAAATTTTCCTTCACTTTTGCTACGTTTCATAACATAATCTCTTAACATTTCTTGATAAGATATAGTTTCAATGTTTATTCTTCTTATTGGGTGGTATCGTTCAGCGATTTTAAATATCTCATCTGCACATTCCATAGGAAGTACTCTTTTTCTCCAATACTCAAGAACATAATAATCATATTCAGCAGTAACGCCAATAACCATAATAACGGAATAATCATT